TTGGAAAAGAGCTGCTTTAAGTACTTTCTAATCTATTAGGGCGTCCTTTTTTGATATTTATAACAAAAAAGCATGGCAAACATTCCTATTTGGCCCGGTTCATCTTCTTTCTTTCCTGGTGACACACCTTTTGGATTTTACGATTACGATCCTGATTTCCAAGTTGATGCTGACAAAGTAGCTAAATTCTGTGCTATTCGTTTAGGTTATCCTATTGAAAACGTTGAATTACAAGCCACAAACTTTTATACAGCTTTTGAAGAAGCTACCACCATTTACGGAAACGAGTTATATGCTTATTTAGTTAGAGAAAACCTTTTAAATTTAGAAGGTTTACCTATTAATATTGCTTTTTTAAACAACACTCAAATTACCCCAAACTTAGGAAACGTTATTAGAGTTTCCCAACAATATGGAACCGAAGCAGGTGTAGGAGGAGATGTAAATTGGTATTCTGGATCTGTTGTATTAACAGGTTCCCAACAAGATTATGATTTAGATGTTTGGGCTGAAGCAAATGGAATCTCAGGAAGTAATTTAGAAATTAAAAGAGTATTTTACCAAGGTGTCCCAGCCTCAGCTGATTACTACTATGGTGGTGGTATTGGTTTAGGAGCAGGTTGGGGTTCATTCTTTGGTGGTTTAGGTGGAGTAGCAGGATACGGAGCTGGTGCTAATTTTCTTGTAACTCCTCTTTCATATAATGTTCAAGCCCTCCAAGAAGTAGAATTAGCAGGCGATATTCTATTATCTAAATTCAGCTTTGAACTAATCAATAATAAACTTAGAATATTCCCAGTACCAAACGAAGCCGACTCAGGTGTTCATTTTTGGTTTCAATACTTACTTAAGGATGAAAGATTATTTGATTCCTTAGCTACAGGTAGTGGTGACTTAGGAGCAGGATTAATTACTAACGTATCCAATGTCCCTTATACTAACCCAGTATATTCTCAAATTAACTCTATAGGTAGAGCTTGGATATTTGAAATGACATTAGCTATTTCCAAAGAAATGTTAGGATATGTTAGAGGTAAATACACTCAAATTCCTATCCCAGGTGCTGAAGTAACATTAAACCAACAAGATTTATTAGCATCAGCAACTGCTGGTAAAGAGGCTTTAATACAAAAATTAAGAGATTACTTTGACCAAACTTCTCGTCAAGCTTTACTTGAAAGAAGAGCAGCTGAAGCTGATTATTCACAAAATGAACTTAATAAAGTTCCAATGGTAATATATATTGGATAATGGCATTATACGGTGAGGCAAGAGATATAAGTATGTTTAGACACGTCAACCGCGAGTTGATGGGTAATATTATTTCTCAGCAATGTTCATTCTTCAAATTAAGATTAGGTCAAACCCAATTTAACATGTATGGGGAAGCATCAGGTAACAAATTTTATGATGGTCCTATTCTTTTATATGCTTTAATAGAAAACCCTTCTCAAACTTGGAGTGCTGATGATATGGGAGTTAATTTTGATTTTACTCCTACATTTAGATTTTTAAGAGATGATCTTTTAAATAAACTTCAAGATTTTAATGAGGATAGCATTTACGGAGCTAATTTAGTTCCACAAGTAGGTGATATTATTTATTATCAAACGGCTTATTTTGAAGTAAATGCTACAAACGCCAATCAGTTCTTTGTAGGTAAAGACCCTGATTATCCTAATAGTGTTCAACCAACGGGGTGGAATCCTGGTTTGGAAAACTTTGGTTACAATACTTCAATTATTTGCAACACTCACTATGTGCCTGCTGATAAAGTTGGTATAACTAAAGAAAGAACATAATGGCTACCACTGGAAGAAAACCTATCCCAAAAACCCAAAAAGAGATCGCTAACGATCTTATATTTCCTTCGGATCCAAGATATGGTAATCCTAATGATTCTATACCTTCAAAAGCTAATAGGGGATACGATACTTCATTTAAAGATGACCCAACTAAACTTTATACAGTTGGTATTCAAGATATAGATGAAGCAGTATTATATTACTTTGAAAACATTATTCAACCTTACGTTATTCAAAACGGACAAAGAATATCAGTACCCATTATATATGGTTCACCTGAAAGATGGAAATCAGTTCAAAAAGATGGATATTATAAGGACAAAAATGGAGCTATAATGCTTCCACTTTTAATGTTTAAAAGAAATAATATTACTAAAGATAGAACTATTGGAAATAAATTAGATGCGAACCAACCATACAACTATGGTATTTTTGAGAAAAAATTTACTCCATCTAATGCTTATAGTCAATTCAATGTTTTAACTAATGCTATTCCTATTAAAACTTATTATGCTGTAGCTATCCCTGATTATGTAACTGTTACATATAGCTGTGTAGTTCAAACATATTATGTTGAACAGATGAATAAAATAGTTGAAGCCATTAACTACGCTTCAGATTCATATTGGGGTAATCCTGAACGTTTTAAGTTTAGAGCCCGTATCGATTCGTTTAATACTATTCAAGAAATCCCTACTAACGGTGAAAGAGTAGTTAAGAGTACTTTTGATATAGTTTTAAGAGGATATATTGTTCCTGAAGTTATACAAAAAGATATTACCCAAACTTTATCTAAATTTAGAGAAAAATCTAAACTAATAATTAATTTAGAAACCACTACAAATCTAAATGATTTGAGAGGATAAAATATATTTATTGTAAACGTAATAGCATAAAATGGCCAGAGCAAGATTTTTAGACCAAGTATCATTAGGACCTTCTAATGTATCCAGTCCAGCTAATATAGTAGTTCAACAGACTGGGTCGGTTGTTGGAGTTGTTGATACTTTAAATTTTACAGGCTCTGGAGTAGAAAGCATAAGCTTAACTGGATCTATTGCTACTATATACCTTTCTGGTGGATCAGGATCAGCAGGTCCACAAGGACCTTCAGGCTCTGAAGGACCTCAAGGTGCTTCAGGCTCAATTGGCCCTTCAGGTTCTCAAGGTGCTGCAGGTGCTTCAAGTGCTTTAGCATATTGGTTGTATAGTGATGATACCACTATGAATGACCCAGGTACTGGTTTCTTTAAATTAAATCAACCATGGTCATTCTCAACAACCCAAATTTCTATAGACGATGTTTCAAATAGTCCATCAGTAAATTTTGGTACTTATTTAGATAGCTTAACAAGTGGGAGTATTATTAAGTTAGAAGCAACTTTAGATTCTACTATATATAAATTTTTACAGATTACAAGTGTTGTCCCTTACCAAACTGGATATGAGGTATTCTCAGTAACTCAGTTAGGATCTAATGGTACGCCTTCTGTTAGTGAATCATTTGCATTCAGCTTCCCAGCTTCTTCTAATATTGTAAACCCTTTCCCATATACAGGATCAGCAGGTATAACAGGATCATTAGCTGTTGTAGGTCCTATAGTAATTACAGGTTCATCTTTAACTTCACCTTTCTTAATTAACATTCCTGATGGTAATGGAGATGAAGAAAAAGTAAAAGTAAACGAAGAAGGAACTTTAGTATTAGGAAAATTAAATACAGCTCCAACTGCTGTAAGTGGTGGTATATTTTATTCTGCTTCTAACGAATTTTTCTTTGGATTTGATTAATTTTGTTAAAAAATGATATATTTATCATTGATATAAACTTAATAGATAATTGGTTGTGTTAACAATTAAAATATTTTTATAATAATATGGCAACATGGAAAAAAGTCATAGTTAGTGGTAGTAATGTATCACAACTTGCAAACGACGCCAATTATCTTGTAAATGCCCAATCAGGAGCTACCCTAACTGGTTCTTTCACTGGTTCATTTGCTGGTGATGGTAGCGGTTTAACAAACGTTCCTGCCTCCGGTATTGTATTATCTCCATTAACCGGTGGTTTAGGTATTGTACCTTTTGGATACTCAGGTTCAACAGCTGAAGCAGTAGTTTTAGACACAGCTTCTGCTCACTTTACTTCAGGTGTAAGAGGCAAAATCTCAGTTTCTGATACTGCAGGCCCAGGTGGGATTAATTTAGATTATAATTCATCTACAGGTGCTATTTCAGGTAGTTTACTTACTTCTTCATTTACACTTGGTTCAACTTCAATTGATTTAGGTGATACAACTACTTCAGTAGCAGGTTTAACTTTAACTGGAGCTACAGTTACAGGTTCATTCAGTGGTTCATTTGTTGGTACTACAGACTTACCTGACTTAACTGCTGGTATTGGTTTAAGCGGTGGAACTTATGATGGCTCAGCTGTTAAAACCTTCGCAGTATCTGCTTCAGGCACTACATTAACTGTTGATGCCAACGGTGTAAAAGTTGCTACTGGTGGTATTACCAGCAACGAACTTTCAGCCAGTTCAGTTATTACTTCTAAAATTGGAACTGCTCAAGTAACTAATGAAAAATTAGCTAACTCAACTACAACTCTTGGTTCAACTACTTTAACTTTAGGTAGCACAACCACTTCAGTTGCTGGTTTAACATTAACAGGTGCTGTAGCCTCTGGTTCATTTACTGGTTCATTTGCTGGTGACGGTAGTGGTTTAACTAACCTTGTTAGTGACTTAAACTTCTCAGGTTCAACTGGTAATGGTACTGTTGATCTAAAAACTCAAGATCTTACAATTGCTGGTACAGCTAATGAAATTGAAACCTCAGCTGCAGGTCAAACCTTAACAATTGGTTTACCTAATGATGTAACAATTCAACAAGACTTAACTGTTTCAAGAAACTTAACAGTATTAGGCACTGCTTCGTTCCAAAACACAACTAACTTAGATGTAGCTGACCGCTTTATCTTAATGGCCTCTGGTTCTAACACAGGAGGTGATGGTGGTATTGTAATTCAACAAGGTACTCAAGGTATTGGTGAATCTTTTGGATATGACAATGCTGTAACTCGTTGGGGTGTAACTGGTTCATTTGATGGCTCACAAGCTACATTTACACCAGATGCATTTATGGCTACTGTTTGGTTCTCAGGCAGTGAAAATACTCCAGCAAATGCCCCAGCAAGATATAGTGCTAAAGGTAATATTTTCGTAGGAGCTAATGAAGACATTTACATTTACTCTTAATAAATTATTAAAACAATCTTTTTCATTTAATTATGGGTTTTGAAGCAAAAAACATGGTGACCCCTTCAGGAAATAAAACTGAGGGGGTTACTGCTTCTAAAGATAAGTTAGAATTATCTAAACAAGAAGTAGAGATTTTATTACAAATTATAAGAAATTCAACTTTTAATGGATCTGCTATTGAAAGCATGTACCATCTAACCTACAAACTTCAGTTATATTATAATAAATTAAATAAATAAATATGTTTTCTATCGAAGAATTATCGGTTATACGCCAAGGTCTTGATTTAGTCACGATAACGGGGGCAAGCGCAAGAAAAATGATTGAACTACAGAATAAAGTTGAAGTAGCTTTAGAAAAAGAAATTCAAAAGCGAGATAAAGAACTTGAAAAAATAGTTAACAAGTAATATTTTTCCCCATATTTATCATTGATATTATAGGTCCGCAAGGAAGTGGGCAGGCACTTTACCTGTAACCAAACCATAATAGAACTTGAAATATGCCTAATTGGAAAAAAGTAATAGTCTCGGGAAGTGATGCTTCCTTAAATAGTTTAAATGTAACAAATGCCATTACGGCTTCGGGATTAGACATATCTGGTTCTACTATTTACTTTGACCTTACACAATCAGTCACCCCAAATTTTGTAATCACTTATGATACTGGCTCAGGCCAAGTAAAATATGCACCTGTAGCTTCAGGCTCTTCAGGTGATCAAGGTATTGTTGGTCCACAGGGACCACAAGGTGTTCAGGGTGCTCAAGGTACCCAAGGAACTCAAGGTGCAGCTGGTGCTCAAGGAAGACAAGGTGCACAAGGTACTCAAGGTCCACAAGGATTTGCAGGTGCTCAAGGAACACAAGGTGCTCAAGGTATTCAAGGTGCTATTGGTGTTATTGGGGCACAAGGTGCTCAAGGTGCACAAGGTTTTCAAGGTGTTCAAGGTGTTATAGGTGCTCAAGGTACCCAAGGAGCTCAAGGTAAACAGGGAGCTGTTGGTGTAATTGGTGCCCAAGGAACACAAGGAGCACAAGGCCAACAAGGTGTTCAAGGTGTTATTGGAGTACAAGGAGCACAAGGTGCACAAGGTAAACAAGGCGCTATAGGCGTTATTGGTGCTCAAGGTACTATAGGCGCCCAAGGTGCTCAAGGAGCACAAGGTGCT